CTGGAACAGAGAGACTCACTGTGTTGGTTCCTGCAGCCAAAGTCCACGAGCCTGTTACTTGAGTAGCAACACTAGACAATTGACTTCCGTTGCCAATGAAGTAGTTTCCAGAGACGTTACCGGTAGTTGATATGGGATTTGATCCCAGGGCAGCCAGGTTGGCAACTACGTTGGCGTTGCCGTAACTTGATGCGGCAATGCCTGTTAGCAGTGAACCGTTGCCAACAAAGAACGAACCTACGTTGGCAGTAATGTTGCCCACAGCACTGATAGCACCAGGAGCACTTAAATTACCAGTTGGAGTAAAATCCCATAAATTAGGGCCGGCGCCACCGTTGTTTCCTGTTGCTATTCTAACATTACCAGATCCTGGAGTAGGATTAACATATACTGCCGCTATGTTGCTGGTGCTGGCGTTTGCGTAATCTTCCACCCAGAGTGATGATAAACCACCGTTACTACCACTTGATACTGATAGTAATGGTAGATCAGGATTCGATTGTAACAATGCAACATTTGATCCAAATACATTTGTAAGACCATTGATTACTAGATTGCCTGGCACAGTCAAGTCACCAGAGGCATCAAAGATCCATTGTGCCGAGTTGCCCACGGCATCATTACTGTTGATAACAACATTACCTGTATTTGCTAACTTAACATAGAAGTTATCACTACCTAAGAACAACTCGGTTGTATACAAGTTTCCACTTGTCATATGTATATGGTCACCGTCATTCGCAGTTGGATATATTAATAACTGTTGATTGGCAGTAGTTCCACCTATTGGTTTTAAAGCAATAGCACTACCACTAAGTGATTGGTCTGGAATGTTGGTTTCATAAACAATACTGCCTAATGGTAATGTTAAGTTGCCAGTAGTATCAAAGGTCCACTGTGCTGAGTTTCCGGTGGCATCATCACTGCTGATCACAACATTGCCGGTGTTGACCAGTTTTACATACTTGCCGTCGTCGCCAAAGTATTGATCAAAATAAGCGTTATTACCAGTATCAAGGTGCATGTGTGTGGCAACATCACCACCGCGCACTCTCCAATATTGTAAATTAGCCACACTTTCAGTGCCGGGAGCCAAATACAGGCCGCCGCCACCTTCTGGATTACCGGTGCCTACAACTGCTTGATCGTTAAAGGTCACATTGCCTGTATTGGCTGATGCAGTTATACCAGTCAATGCACTGCCGTTACCAATGAAGAAGTTGCCGGACACATTGCCTGTGGCACTGATCAGTCCACCTGTCAAAACATTGCCAACAGTGATGTTGCCTGTGGCACTGACTCTAGCAGTGTTTATCTGCTGAGTAATATTGGCCTGTCCCGACACTGCAAGATTTCCCAGAGTTCCTACTGTGGTAATATTGGCCTGTGCGGCTGTAATCAACGTGCCTGTAATATTAGTACCTGACAAATTGCCGCCTGCGATATTGCCAGCAACTGATATCAATCCGCCTGTGAGTAAGTTACCACTTGTGATGTTACCTGTAGTGCTTACTGGATTTGAACCCAATGCAGCCAAATTGGCCACTACATTAGAGTTACCATATGTTGCAGCAAGTCCAGTCAGCTGTGATCCATTACCAACAAAGAACGAACCTACGTTGGCAGTGATATTGCCTGTTACTGACAAATTGCCAGTTACTGTGGTCTTGTGTAAATCAGTATCACCATCCACACTTAGGTATCCGCCTGTGCTGAATCCTGTGCCAGTTTGTATAACCCCACTGGCTACAACTTGAGCACCGGTTACCAAGTTACCACCTGTGACATTGCCAGTGGTACTAACTGGATTTGATCCTAGTGCTGCCAAATTGGCCACAACATTGGCGTTGCCGTATATGGCCGGTAATCCAGTTAACTGTGATCCGTTGCCAATGAAGTAGTTGCCAGTTATGTTACCAGTGGTACTTACAATCCCAGAAGTTAGAATGTTACCACCTTGCACTGTTCCTGTAACTGACAATGAAGTCAGCGTACCAACTGATGTGATATTGGCTTGAGCATTTGCTGTGACTGTTTGTGCGGTGTTGGCTGCTGCTACTGTTGTTATGCCTGTCAACAAACTACCATTGCCAACAAAATATGGTGCTGTAATATTTCCTGATGCAGACACTACCCCAGTCACATACTCACCGGCTCCGGACACTACCACAATGTTTCCAATGCCACCAATTCCTATTGTGACATTGCCGCCTGCGCTTACAATTTTAACATTTGAATTACCACTAATAATTGAATTGCTGTTGCCTGCACTTATGCCAGTCAGTTGTGATCCATTTCCGTAATAGTATCCGGCGTAGATACTGTTAAATTTATTAGAGGCTGATCCAATGTCACGAACTTGTGTGGCATCTGGCATGATACTGCTGTTGGTCTGTACATTTCCCACACCATTGGCACTCAATACCAAATTTTGATTGAGTGTGGTTGTGGCTATCACATTGTCTTTAAGCGATATGGTTGTGCCTGGTAGGCTGTTGCTGCCTTGTGGGAAAGGTGCGCCGTTGGCATAAAAATAATTGTTGGTGTAAACTGCATTGGCTGTCACATTGCCAGTCACGCTCAAGTTACTAAAACTGAGTGGGCTGCTGGTTGTGAGCACAGTATTGCCATTCACTTTCAAGTTTGCACCGTCTGCTGTGATCGGCAAGCTGTTCAAATAGATTGTGCTGTTGCTGACCCAAAGATCTTTCCATTGGCGCACACTGTTGCCAAGACTGTAACTGTTGTTGTTGCTGGGTATGATGTCTGACGATACATTGGTTAGATCAACGTTGCCGTTGCCAGTTCCACCAGAACTGAAACTTTGATAGGCTTCCATTTCGGCCCATTGATTGCTGGTGTTGTCATTAAAGTACAGATACTGTATGCCAGTAGTACTTTGAATCCAGATATCACCAATGTTAGCTGGAGATGGCGGTGTTGCTGAAAATGTTACAGAAGTTGCGCTGCTACCGCCATTGCTGATGCCAGTTAAGAAAGCACCGTTACCGTAAAAGTATCTGCTGTAGACACTGTCAAATTGAGAATTAGCAGTTCCTAGATCGTATACAGAATCAATGCCGGGAACAACAGTACTATCAACTGTGATAGTCCCAACACCATTGCCCGCCAGTACCAATGCTAGATTTTGTACTGTGGTAGATATGCGATTGTTGCTGATTACAACCTGTGAGTCTACGGGTCCGGCCGCCCAGATATTAGCAAAGTTATTATTAACTGCATCAAACGCATTGCGCAGGCTTTCGCCCGTACCATCGTTTGCCACCGCGCCGGTGTTGATTACTTGTTGTGTCATGCTGAATCTGGCCCTATTGTATATTTACCAAGGCCTAGACTATGCTGACTTTGGGTCAAACGCCAAATTGACTTTGGAAATCTCCAATGTTTAGGCGTGAGTATCGTGGGTGTTTGTTGAATTCTGGTATGTCTGCGGTGACTGCTCCATGTACTCGAATGAAGTTTGTGTGTGGATAATCGTGCATGACTTTGAGCAACTGTTTTTGCCAATTGCCAGTGTAAGTTGGATTTGCTCCACTGCGTTTGTAGAATTCAGAGTCTGCATACACATTATTGAATCGATCATTAATACCAGCCATATCAAATCCCAACAAAAAAATATCCATGTGTTGATCCGACGCCGCAATTGCCGCTGCCAATGGTCCAGAACTGTAGCCCCAATATTGGTCAGGTACACGATGTGCGCCTAGGCCTTCTAGTGGTTTTCTAGTGTAGAATTTGTTTTTTAGTGGATAGCCCGAATGCTGTATTTGTTCGCTAATTGGACGATCGGTAGCAATCAACACGTCAGGAGTAAAGTCTCTGTATAATGCATTGCAACCATAGATTGTGCCGTGAATACGCAAGTGTTCTAAATTGACACTTTTTCGGCTTACGCCATTGCCTAATACAAATGCCATGCTCATAAAAAATCCCCCTTGTAGTTAGCAAGGAGGATAAAGGTGTCAAATCTAATTAACTTGTAGTTTTAACCACTTGTGCTAATTGCAATGAACCATTTTGAGCATTGACACTGTTTATGATCTCTGCGCCAGACCATGTAACTGTGCCTTCGTCTGTGAAGAAGTTTACAGGATAGAAGTTTTCGCTGGTATAGACGTTAGTACCAGCATTGCTTGGACTGTAGTTGTCATAAGTCATGCCATTCCAGTCACGAATCCATTTGTTGGTAATACAACTGGCATACACAGCAGCACTATCGCCTACTGAGTATTCAATACTCATGTTACCGGCTGTGGGTGTACCAGTATTGGATAACACACATTGGCCAACTGGATATGCTGTACCTGTACCGCTGCCAACTGCTGTGGCTGTAAAGATGTCGCCTACTGCTACGTTTGTGCCTGCACCAACTGCTGCCCAATCAGTTGTGCCTACCACGGCAACACTATAGGCTTGACCAATAATAAAACTTTCATCAGCTGTGGTGCTGGCAACATAAGCTACCAAAAACTTGTGCGCACCTTTTTGACGGATCAAACGACCTGCGCCTGCACCAGTTTCACTACCATCGGCTAAACTGATGTTCACTTGTGGAAGAATGATAGGATAACTTGTTGTTGTAGCAGTGGTACTCAATCCACCAACCACACCTAAGAAATCATCAGCACTCAGTGTGTCTGCGCTATTGTAAACTGGATCAGTCAATGACCCAAAATTTGGATAACCTTGATCCACTGGCACAGCAGCGGCTGGTTGGTTAACTGTGCCGTTGGCATTGATTGTGATACCTTGTGCGGTACCGTATTTTTGAATTTTTAGAGCTCGTCCCATTTGATTTCTCCTTATAGAAGCCCGATGCGGGTTCCAGCCGCTACGCAGGGGTGAACTGCATAAAACGCCAAATTGCGTTGACAAGTATTTAGCGAAAATGTAAAATGGCTTGAACTGCACCTTAAATATAGCCATGGACACACAACTTTTAATTGCTCAAGGCAACGAATACCGAGCACAGAATCAACCAACTGACGCTCTCAAATGCTATGCACAGGCATTTGTAGAAGACATGGACTTGGCTGCTGCCTGGAACAACTATGGTAATGTCATGAGAGAATGCGGACAACCAGCGAGGGCCGTGCCATTTTTACAGCATGCCATTGTGTTGGAACCACAAAATGTCACTGCACATTTTAATCTAGCGGTAAGCTATTTGATCCAGGGCAACTATGCTCAAGGATGGCCATTATACGAAGTGCGATGGAACTATGAACATCTTGCTGGCCAACTGCCCAAACACACACAGCCACGTTGGACTGGTCAAGATTTAAAAGACAAGACCATACTTGTGGAAGGTGAGCAAGGCCACGGCGACAACATCCAGTTTGTGAGATTTTTATGGAACTTGCATGTGGCAGGTGCAAAGATCAAACTCAAAGTCACAGACAGTCTGATTCCACTGTTGAGCAATAGTCCTATCATTGAACGAGTTGGTGGTTACCTAGATGACGTTGGTGAGTTTGATTACTGGACCCCTATCATGAGTATTCCTGGTATACTGGGAATCACATTAGAAAACTTGCCCAAACCTGTGAACTATCTCAATGTAGACATGAACAAACAGCAAGACTGGTTGCAGATACTAGGACCCAAGACTCGCATGCGTGTGGGATTTTGCTGGAGCGGACGTAGAGACGCCTGGTTAAATCGTCACAAGGGCATGCCATTTGAAGACATGCTGGAGCTGATCCAAACAAATCCGCAGCACGAGTGGGTGAATTTGCAAATTGACGCCACACCCGAAGAAGAAGCAGCATTGGTTGCGGCAGGAGTTCGAGCATATCCTGGCAGCATTAAGAGTTTTGTAGACACTGCGGCCTTGATCATGGCCATGGATGTTGTGATTGGCGTAGACACCGCGGTGTCACATCTTAGCGGAGCACTAGGTCGCCCTACTTGGATCATGTTAAACTGGTTTGGTACGGACTGGCGTTGGTTGCTAAATCGTGATGACTCGCCTTGGTATTCAACTGCACGACTATTCCGTCAACCCGCAATGGGTGATTGGGCTAGTGTTCGAAAGAAAGTTAGTCAATATCTCAGCTGGATGAAAGTTTAAATAACTTTTTAAAATCTGCTAACCAAGGCACATTAAAGATGTGCATGCCACTAGTAGTGACTCTATCAGGATGCAACACCTGCGTAACAGATGGCAATTTGGTCCAATGCACTCCTGGCTTGTGATGATGCTCTTGGTGCAGTCCTGAGTTAAAACAAAAAGTATTGTACCACCAGTTGTAGATGCCTACAGAGTCTTGTGTGGTGTCTCCTCTACGATCATGAGCACCCCAATGTTCGCCATAGTGCCAGGCAGCATTTAAAAACTGCATGACTGGGCACACCACAAAAAACCACCAAAGCCCGTATTCAAAGTTTAGCAACAACAAAAGCAATGTAAATGCTGCCAAGGTGCCTACTTCTCTTTGCCAATGTGTATGTTTAACCAAAGGCATTAATTTTATTTTACCAGTTATCCATCCGTATAAAAAGTTAGTTTTTACAGTCCAACCCAAACAAAATTTCCAAGCGTTTTCAGCTTGACCGTTGATTCCATTGGCCAGAACGCTGATCATATCTTTGCTCACAGGAGGATCGTTTACAAATTTGTGGTGAATCAAATGAGCATTTCTATACACTTGCACAGATGTTGCTCCAGCAACCGACAACACACATTCATACACACGATTCAGCAGTTTGTTATTGAATGTTTCCCAATGGCTATGATGATGCACTGCTGTATTGTTACAACACAGCATCAACATCACATGCAGCGGTAACAGCAATGCCCACCATATAAAATCTAGATTAGAGATTGCAAACACCAATGGCACTGCTACAGTTACCAAAGTTTGGACTAACAAAAATATATCTCTGACAGAGTGTTTGAATAATTTCATATTATAAAAACTTAAATTGTGCAATACAAAGATTCTTAAACTCTTCACTTGTCAACCGTTGTTGATTGGCAATTACTCGATCTTGACATTTATGCCAGTCGGCTAGAGCATCTCCATGCTTGATATAGTCAACAATAAACTTACAAGCAACATCACATCTTTGTTGTTCATCTTCAATTGAGTCCCAAGTACGCCAAGGTATAATATCTTCAAACATATCAAACCCAGCATCCACACAAAATTGTGTAGCTCCAGTGTGACTCAGCAATATAGGTATTTGATAGCATGCCAATGGTTTGCATATTTTTTCAGTTAAGAACCCTAAATTTGGACAACTCTCAGTCACAATGTTCACTGCACATTCGTTATGAATGTGGAGATCAGTTAATTGATCTGCATTAAAATCCAAATGTTTTTCATGGGAAAATCTAATTGGTAACAAATCAAGAAATAATTCTGTTTGAATGCGTTTATAGTCAGGTAGTAGATCCAGCTGATGTTCCATACCAGGGCAACTTATTTTTGGGTTCCACACAAAAGAATATTCAAGTTTGTCTAGAACGTTGTTGCTGGCTAATTCAGTAAACAACCAAATTCTGTGCCAAATTGGACGATTGTTTAGGCTCATGAAAGATTTTGTTTTTTCAACAAACTTTGGAAATTTAAAACTTCTTGTTGGAACCTGATAGGTACCTTGTGAACAAGAATACAACACCAATGGAAAAAATACAAAATCTTCTTGAGGGTTATAAAATTTTTTGTATTCGTTAACTAGAATTTTAAGTGGTGCAATTTTTTTTAACTGATCAAAAACAACAATTGCATGTTGAGATTCTAATACTTCGGGACTATAGGATAAATCTAAGTAAATTGATTTGTTACCAAGATCTGGCAGAACTGTTTTTAGATCAGTTATCTGCCCAATAGTATAAAAAATATCTTGAGTGACAACCACCGACCCTTTTGGCATCAATTGCCAAAGATAATGTCTAGCTTGGTGCGTGTCAGTTTCTTCTGTAACAAATATAGGAGTCATAGTTGATACTTAGCCAACAAAAAACCTGCCGGAACAGGTTCTTTGCCTTCCCATCCCTGGGTTGGTTCTCTGATTAGGAGAATGACAAGTTAGATACTGCGATTTCACCAACATAGTCGCCGGCGTTACCAAACGAACTTGCAGTGTTGGTCAACTCAATGTAACCATAACGTGTCATGAATGACACCACTGGTTCAAAGGTTGTTGGATCCAACACAACACCACTGCTCATCAATGGAATGTATGGGCAGTAGAATGCAGGAGCGTCAGCTTCTGAAGAGCCTTTGTAGCCAACCAGCACTGGTGTGGTGTCAGCAGCATAGCTGTCAACAAACACACGCATAGAACCGTTCAATGTACCAACAAACTTGGTGTTTGTAGGTGCTTCGAAGGTGCCTTCTGTGGTACGAGCAAAAGCTGAAGTTGTTGCACTTTGCAACACTGTCAGAGCAGCTGAACTAACAACAGCGTAGTTACCAGCGCCACGACGAGTACGTTGGGCGATCAAGTTAGCAACACGGTTGATCAAAACAGCCAATGCGGCATGTTCGTCACCAACGAATGTAGCTGTACCTGAAACGGTAGCTTGGTTGTATGTGAACTCAGTAGATGCCAATGAGCGCAAGCTCAAAAGAATCTCTTGGTCAATCTCAGCGGTAATCTCTTGTGCCAGAGCAGCCATGATTTCTGCTTCAACGTCAATACCATGCATGGCTTGTGCGTCTTGTGCAGATTCAAAAGTCCAGCGAGCTTGCAGCTTGCGGGTCTTGGCTTCAACAGCTTGTTTCAAGATTTGAACGCTGATTTGCTTACCGCCGGTACCTTCCATGCTGGCTGTTGAGCCGCCGGTGTAGGTACTAGCTGTAGTTGTACCTGAAGGCACAGTAGAGTAAGCAGTAGCAATTGTGAATGGGCTCAATGCTTCTTGACCAGCTGTGACGCTTGTAGCGGCTGCTGAGTTGTCAGTCAAGCTGTTGGCGTAACGCACACGCAAGGTGTGAATTTGGCCAACTGGGCCAGTCATGGGCTGAACGCCAACCAACTCGTTAGCAATAACGGTAGGCATAACACGACGAATCACTGGCAAAATCACACGGTTAAGTGTGGCAATGTTGCCAGAAACAGTACTTCCAGAAGAAGCATTCTCTTTCAAATAGCGACGAGTATTCTCAAGAATAACTTTCATGCTATTGCGTTTGGTGCCTTGGAGGCCTTCTAACAGGGCCTCTTTGGTCTCATCCCAACGACTTTCTAATAGATCTTGTGACATTTAAGTCTCCTAAAAAATTTTAAAGCCCTGCCAGGCGCTTCAAGTCAATTACATTGCTGCGATCTTCTTGGGCGTTCTGCTGGTTCGAAACATTTTTATCACCAGTAACTGCGGTGACGTTTTCTGTGATCACTTTGTGGGCTTTCACGGATCGGTCTTCCAACACTGCTGGTAGATACTTTTCGAAGGCGTTTTTCAAACGGTTAGTTTGGACGCTTTCGAGCAAATTACGCATGACTTCTTGCTTTTCCTTGTTCAAGGGACGTAGCAATTCATCCATCGAGCTGTCACGCTCATTGGATTCTTTAATCATACGCAGTTCGCGCTCTTTATTCTCAACCAGGACTTTTGCTTTCATGGTGAGTTTAATTGCCTCGGACAATTTCTTGTCTTTGTGCGCAATTGTGTTATGCAACTTACGAACTTCGGCTTTCTCATTCAAGTGAGTAGCACCAAATTCGGTAGCATATGCTTCAAAGATACGACGACCAAAATTGTTCTCGCGAGCAACTTTGATGTCTTCTTGCAACTGGTTTAATTCAGCCTTAAGATGTTTGCTAACAGCCTGGCTCATTTTGTTGGCACTTTCTTTAACGAATCGTGCTTTCAAAGTTTCAAGTTTGTTACGTGCTTCACTAACCAAACGCACTTTGGTTTCCACCAAGTCACGTTTGTCAGCAGCAAATTCTTGAATTTCTTTTGCCAATGCATGCACCACGAAGTTCTCAAGTTTTGCAACTCCTTCTGTGTGCATCTTACGGTCTTTGCGCAGTTCAGAAATTTCTTCAGCAAGTTTAGTAACCAAGAAGCTATTAAACTTAGTGGCTGACTCTTTCATCTTGTGTTGAAACTTCACACGGTCTTCAGCCAATGCTTGCTTTTCAGTAGCAATGCTGGCTAATTCTCCTGCGAGACCTTCTGTTACCATCTTATCTAGGGCTTCTACCATCACTGTTTTGTCATGCTCGTAGCGTTGTGCAAACTCCTCGCGAAGTTCTGCACGCACAATCTCACGAGCTTCTGTCAGTTTAGATTCCCAAGCTTCGTTGAGTTCTTTACTAACATCTTCGTTGATTAAGCCGCTGTCAAGCAATGGTTTAATAGCATCAAACATGCCTGGTTCTCCTTAGATTTTGAGTTCTCGGATAAGGCGTTTAACCTCACCTGCGAGATACTTCTTCACTTTGTCGTCCTGACCAGACTCTCTAGCCATCTCTAAGATCTTATGACCGTTTCTCATATTCATGAGACCTTCATAGATTGCTGTAGGATACGCATTAGGAGCACTGGGTTGGGCAACTACATCTATAGTGACTATTTCAAAGTCACTTACATGTCCGGTTCTGTCATCAACATTACCTGATCCACGACTGCTAACACCCAGCTTCACGCCTGATGTCAACAGAGTCTTTATCAATTCACCCATTGGGGTTGGCAGAATTTTCAACTTGCCGCAACCAGCATGTCCGTCCATCCACATGCCTTCAACTGTGTGACACACACGATCTAAATTGATTTTTAAATCATCTGGATGGTCCACTTCACCTAACACGGAGTTACCGCCGCGGATCTGTTCGTTGATGGTTTCAACTGCCTTGATAATTTCATGTCGCGGATAGATACGTTCATTTGCATTCTTCTTGTCGCCTTCAATGCAAATGCCTTTGAGGTAGAGATGCTTTTTACCGGCCATATCCGCTTCTTCTAAGACTTGGATATTGGCCTGGCTAAAAGTTAAATCTTCTCTTAGGTATCTAGATGACATCTAATTAACCCTTACGTCCGCTGGGAAGTGGGCTCTTGTTGTTTTGACCTTCGCTGCCGGCGCCCATTTTAGGCTTTGGTGCTGCGCTAGGCTTTTGTGTGCCTTGTGCAGGTGTGTTGCCAACTTTGCCAATCAAGTCTTTTGTGTTGTTGCTGTAAGCAGATGTGTCATGATGTCCACCTTCGGCTGCACCAGTGTGTACTGGACGGCTGGCCATGCCTGCTTGTCCGCTGTTGGC